GAAGCTCTGCGCGTCGTCTATCAGGTCGCGCATCGCCTCGACTATCGCTTCGGCGCTGCTCGGGTTGTCCTGCACGATTCCCAGAGACTGCAGCGGGACGCCCGTCGCCGACGCGAACAGCTTTGCCTGAAGCTCTATCACGCTTATGAGCGACTGCGGGCTGTTGGACGGGAGCTGGTCGATGGTCGGCGTGTGACCCTGCCTGTCCATCGTTGCGAGCAGGAACGGGTTGATGTACATGTTCCACTGCGGCTTGTCCTTGAGCGCTTCGTACATCGCGTCCGTCAAGCCCAGCACCGCACGCATCGGTATCGCGTAGAACGCCTGAGATATGGCGATGGCCAACCTCGCGCTCAACGCCTGGTCGATGATGCTTCGCACGTCCTTGGTTATCCTCGTGCCGCCCAGAGGCTTCTTGTCCGTCGGATCGTAGACGAAGGGCACCATCATCATCGCGTCTCGCGGCGTCTCCACGTGCTCCGCCCTCCACTCGCTCGGCGAGTCGCGGAATATCGAGACGCGGTTCCCAGGCATGTGCAGGTTCACCTGCGTCGTCACGTCGATCTTCGGCGACCATGCCGTTCTGCCAGAGTCGGCCATAACGAAGCCACTGCGCATCCTGCCCGTCGCGCGGTTCATTATCGCCGCGCCGCCGTCCGCGCTGTGGAACGTGACCGACGCGCTCCTGCCGAAGTTGTTCACGCACGCGAACGAGCATCCCTTCTCAAGCGTCCCCGTCCTCGTCTTGGAGAACTCGGACACGAAGTTTCCCCTGTCCATCGCGCGTTCGAGCCCCGCGTCCATCGCCCCGCCCTCGAACACGAAGCCGTCGAATCGGACGTGGTTTGCGAGAGCCTTGACCGCCTTCCTCGCCCAGTCGCAGGACAAATCGACGTGAACCTTCTCCTTCGCCTCCTCTGGGAGGATGTCGATGCCGATGTCCTTCACCATCACGTCGCCCTCGAAGTAGCTCTCTATGAGGTCGTTCCTTGTCCTCGTATTGCGGTACACGTCGAGCAACGCCTCAAGCTCCTCGGACTCCTCCTTGGTAAGCCCACGCGCTTGGGTGATTCCCGAAAGCTCCATCATAGGTTTATCCTCACCTCCTCGGAAGGTTCGCGGCGAATTTGCATTGCGCCCCAATATGCGAAAGCGAGCGCGTCAACCAGAGTCGCGTTCGCCCTGTCATTGCTCTGGAATCCGTAGCCACCGGCAGTGCCTATACGACGCCTGTTGCATTCACACACGCTTTCGTCAGTAGATTCGTCCTCGATGTGGGTAACCGTATGCGCCCTTGTGGCATTAACGAATCCCGTGTATGCCTCGATGGCCTGCGCGGTCGTTGGCCTTACGATCATTTCGTCAGAAACGCCAGCGTCTAGCAGCTCGTTTTCCAACGTCTTGGCGTTGCTTTGCCCGTCGATGATGATTGACTCCGCATAGTCAACCACGCCGATGAGCCAATCGACGAAATCGCCGACGCCGTTTCTGCAACTTATCTCTCGCGCCAGCTCAACGTGCGGCATACCTGCCCCGTCGTCAACGCACACGGCTATTGCACCCATGCGGGCATCCGGGTCGAACTTGACCGCGTACACAAGCCTTCCCGTGTCGGGTGCCGTATCGACTCTGCACTTCGACCAGTCGGCGACGGAGATTGGATGCGCCGCGAGCGTGGCCGCTCCCCACCATCCGAGGTGTTCCTGCGCGAACGTCTCCGGTGACATTCCCCTAGCGTCCTTGCGAAGCGCCGATATCAAAAGCTGATAGCCTAGCGACGGGTTGAACTCGTACCACCTATCCTCATCTAGCGGGTCGCCGACTTCCGGCGCTCCCCACTCGTGGATGCAGAGTCCCTCGTATGGATCTGTGTGTGCGAAGTTCCTGAGACGGCTGAACACGACCCCCTTGTATGGCTTCGCTGGGTCAGGCACGGTTCCCATGAGAATCGTCTGCGGGCTACCCAATGGCGCCGCAGAGTTCAACGGCGACAATGCTGCGTCCTGTTCCTCGGTGTAGCTTTGGGCCTCGTCCACAACCACCAGATCAAACGTGCCACCACGTCCAACATCACCGCTGCTACCACGCGTGCGGAACTCGATGTGACCGCCGTTCTTGAGGTCGAGAATCATCTGGTTGGCGCTCGTCGTGTACTTTTCAACAAGTCGATTGAGTTCTGGGTATTTTGCGTCCGGATCGTTTTTTCTGTTCCCGAACTTTGCCCTCAATCGGTCAAATCCGACGCGGCTAGTCTGGTACTCCTGCGCCGTGTGCAATATGCGTTCCCCACGTATGATAAGCCCCCACGTCTCGCGAGGGTCGCATACTCCGGTCTTCCCGTTCTGGCGAGGAACCGGCAACAGGCACGTGGCGTTCAACAACGTGCCGTTCTCGTCCATCGCGAGCCAATCGTCCAATATCGAACGCTGCCATGGATGGGGGCGTATTCCATATGCGCTTGCCAACTCGAACGCCACGTTGCCCTGCGTCCTCGTGTAGTCCGCGCAATATCGGTACGTCGGGAACTGCTCTCCTACCCTAGGCATCTTCCGCCATCGCCATTATGTGGTTAAGCGGATTGTCCGACTCGGCGTCGGCATCCGCCGTGAAGTCCTGCTCGCATCTCTCGATGAGCGGGGCGAGCGATATGCTCAGCGCCTTCACATCTCGCGCGGAGTCCGTGTTGTCGAACATCCTAGCCAGTCTGACCGCCATCGCCTTTCGGGCGGAGGGATAGTCATCGTCAAGAATCGCTTGCTCGACGTTCTTCGCGGGTTCGTCCATGCGTATCTTCTTTCCTTGGCTCATGTAGTCCTCCCTCCCCTCGGGGCTGACCAGTCGCGGCTGGTGTTGTGTGGGCCAGAAGGCCTTTTCGACTTCCTCATCTCGCCGCGAGCTATCGCCATGACCTCTTCGACGGTCTTGTTCGAGCGCCATTCGTTACAGCACTTATGAGCTGCGGCCAAATTGTTGTAATCGAGCGCCGCCGCTTCCGGTGTCGCGTACCCACCCATCCAGTACTTGCTGACGGGAACAAGCTCGTCTAGCACGAAGCTGTATGGATGGGGAAACCTCAGCGAGTAGTTGATGTATCCTTTGCGACCCATTACCCTGCATATCCAGCACGGTCGATTCTCTGCGGCGATGCGAACTCTTAATCTGTCGCGCTCGGCTCCACCCCTGCGACGCGGGTTCATCTGACTAGCTAGCGACCTTGACATCGGTTATCACCAGCTCGCGCGCATCTTCATTTGTTAGGTCACGCTTCTTCGAGTTGCACATGCAGTGGGCGAGCTGCACGTTGTCCCATGTATGTTCACCGCCCTTTGCACGTGGGATGATGTGATCGAGTGACGGATACGTGGGTCCACTGTGTCCCCATTCCATGTCATTCCAATCACATGGTTTTCCACATATCTGGCAGATTCCCCCATCACGCTCGTATAACTTTTTGAGTGTGATGGATTGGTCGTAGTAATCTCTGTACCTATCGCCGTACTTTACGTGGAAGTAGTGACGATACGTTGAGATGTGTTTTTCTGCTCTGTTCTCTCTACATTTCTTGCTGCAATACTTTTTGTTTGCGTATGAGCTATGAAATACACATCCGCAAGTAAGGCATTTTTTGTCTAGCGCGTATTCGCGGATGTCAGCTACCATACGGTCATAGCGCTCAACTTCGCGTTCTTGTTCGTGTTGCTCATGTTCCGTTCTGGTGCATTCTGGACATTTCCATTGTTTCTTGTCTATGTCCGTAATGCCATGTACGAACTCATATCCGCACTTGACGCAACGTATGGTTGCGAGTAGCTTTCCGTTCGGTCGGAAACCTTTGACGTACTCAAATCTTCCATCTTGGTATTTCGCCAACCGACTAGCGAAATGACGTTCAGCCTTCTCATGCTTTGATTGGTTGATTTCCTGCATTCGTTCGGTGTAGATGAACGTGTTGTTTTCCTTGGTCCTGCCTTCTCGCCCTTCTTGGTGAGCGCCTTTACCTAGTTTGATGCCACGCTGCCTCATCCAACGCGATATGGTGCCTGGATGTACACCATATTTATCAGCTAGCGCATAACTTGATTTTCCGCTCAGATATTCACGTTCAATCTGTTCAAGGTCTATATCCGATTTACACGCACCATGATGTTTCGTGACAAATCCATGCTTGTTAAGAACGTTCCTCGTACCGTTTTCTTTGTAACCAGTAGACTTGGCTATCTGTTTTACATCCCATCCAAATACCTTATGCAACATGACTATCAATGCAGGACAGTACTTTGAATGACAATGAGATTTCTTAGTCTTCGACTCTACTAGCTGTGTCTTGCGCATGTTCCCCGTGTCTCTCTCCCCGCGTCATATGTATAGAGACGAATAGAGGGCCACCAGACACGGGATTGGTAGCCCTCCATTCATTGCGAAACATAAGCAGCTAGCTAGGCTGCGAATCGCCATATGGAACTATTTGCCTTGGTAAAACTTTGGTAACGAACAAAGGTTTGGTATGTTCCCCA